GAGAGGGGCAACGGCCGTAAACAGTCGGACGGGAGTGGGAACGCTTTCGCAAATTCAAAGAGCGGGGCGACACTGGACGGGGCCAGCACTTTTCGTCTGATCGAAAAGTTCCAATTATGCGCCCGAAGTTCGCGATCGCGGAGCATCGTATAGCATCGACTGATCGCGCGGCGTTCCCTCGTGTCTTCGTCCATCGAGACGATTTCAGCCGCCCCGAGTTTTTGCAGCGCGAGGTTTGCCACGCGCACTTGCGACACTGCTTCGGCAGGCGTAGGAGACGACCCACTACCCCCACCGATGCTGTCTGACAATTCCTCGATCAACGTCTTGAGTTCGAGTACCTTCGTCTGGATATCGGTGACGGCGGTACTGGTGTCTACTTCTAACGCGCCGAAGGATGCCGGTAACAAGTGGTTCGCAACAAGCTCGTCCCACACCCCGCCTGTCACCGCCCCTTGCGATGCCGCAGACAGCCCAACCGTAGGCGCAAAGAGATCGAAGGGGAGATACGCGTTTGAATCTCCCACGGTAAATATGTGGATTGCGTCGTCGTTCCATTCCGCCCCCGACGCATCGACCAAGCGCAACACGATGTGCTTCGCTTGCATCTCCGCTGCGGAAAACGAGATGTCAATCGAGCTTCCCCCAGTAGGCGCTACCGCGGGAAGCGTCGTCAGATTCGCCGCGGTGCCCCCGTCTTTCTCGACTTTAAAATCTCCTGACGCGAGCGTGGGCGCCACCTTATACTGCCCTGTCGTTTGATCGACAAGTTGATGCCCGTGTAACGTCCAGGCGGTTCCGTATTTAGCTAAGTACACCATGTTAGTTCCGTCCCACCAATCGAAGGTGATCGATGTAGTGCTCCCAAGGTACGGTGTTAATTGTTCCCATATCCCCGGAGCCATCCCAAGTTTGCGTCATCAACCACTGGTTCATTGTGCCGGGGTTCGACGCGCTCGAATTTAGCCCGGCATAGTTGAACTGGTTGTAACTCCCGATTAGGACTCCGTTAAGCCACCAACGTATAAACCCATCGCGGGATGTCGTTGTCGTGCTTGCGCGGATGTGGCACTCGATCTTGTACCAGACACCCGGAACCAACGTCCCGTTTCCGACATTGGGCTCTGCGCCGAGTCCAAGGTCGCTCCCCATGATGTGCGAATTATCGAGGTGGCCGCTGTTGTGCGACCAGACGAGACGGAAACTTGACTGCCCCATGTTGGGGCCTCCGACCATGGAGAACACCCCGTTGGTTCCGGGGCCGCGCAGGAAAAACAACTTATTCCCAGAAGTACGTCCCTGGAATTGCGGGTTAGTCCTCCAATACAACCCGAAATACATTTCCCGATAAAGCACGGGGGTGGCATATTCAAGCTGATTTCCGCCGTATGGCGCCCTAGCTTCGAGTCTCGCTAATCCAACCCCTGACGGACTAAACGGCGCCGTCACGTCAGTCGTCAGAATCGTCGTCCCGTACACATCGAATAGTCCGTTCAAATTGCTGAAATTTACATCGTGTAACAACGCCCCCCCAGCCGGGGCATTCGCCCACGCCCCCGACGCCGGCGCGACTACGCTGCCGATGCTCTGTTTTGTAGATGAGTTGTATGCCGCTTCGATGGTACTGCCCCCCACCGCAACCCCGGTTGCCGTGAACTCTTTTGATGAGCTTCCAATCGGAATCGTAATAGAGGCCGGTACGGTGATCTTTGCGACATCCGTGCTCGATAAGGTAATCACCGCCGCCTCGATCGCGGGACTCGATAGCGCGACGACGAGCGGTTGTGCGGAGCCGACTGCGAGCGTGAACGTCGTCGGCAACAAACTCGCGAGTGTCGGATTCACCGCCGTCGTTCCGTCCGTCGTCAGATTGATCGTCGGGGCGAGCACCGCATTGTTGTTATTGCTCAGCGATCCCCCAGAGAATCGCGAGATAAAGTCGATCGTGTCTCCTGCCGTCACCGCCAGCGCCGTAATCGAATAGGGGTACGGCGTGGTGTCGGTCATCGCTTGAGAAAACTTCGTCGTTGAATTGTGTTTGATGATGAACGTGACGTTCCCCGGTGCGGCATACAACTGCGCAACGCCGGTGATATCCGCAACCCCGGTTGCCGGGGCCGTAAACCGAACAATGCAATCTTTCAGCGTCCCGCTACTGGAATGCCGGAACCCTCCGTTCCATACCGAGAGATATAGCTCGTTCCCGTTCCACTTGGAATTTGCTGCGTCGTACACCAGCAACGTTCCGCTGGAATCCAGATAGGACCATTGACTCTGCCCTTGCACTCCGGAGTATTGCGAGGTGAATACGTAGTTACTCGTAACACCGCCGCCGCCTGTTACCGGGGGCGTCGGCGGGGGATCAGTCGGTACCGGGGGCGGGGTGCTGGCGCCCACGACAGACAACCCGAGATTATCCGGGGGCGGGGGCACGCCGACCCCGCTACTCGCCGACGTGATCGGGAGCAACTTTGGAACAGACCAATCACCGTAACCGCGGGCGTTATACTGCCGGACTTGGAATTTTACGAACGTCACCGGAAGCGCCAGGGTGACGATCAACTCTTCTTCCCCTGCAGCGATCGGTTGGAGCTGCATCCACGGATGCCGGGCGACGGCGTAATCGATTTTATCGGTCGGTTTAAACGACGGGCTATCCGTATAGATGCGAACCACTTGCCCGTCCTCCTCTTCATCACCCGTGGACTTGTCTTCCCAGAGTAGTTTTACGTTAATTGTGTCAGCCATGTTACATTCGTCCTATCCCCCGTGCTATTGCACGAGCTAATCCTCGAAGTTTTCCAGTAAACGAACTTACGCCGCGGTTCCATGAGTCGGCTTGTGTATGACGTTTCAGTAATAACCCAGCCGAGTTGACAGGTGTAGACATTTGCCAACCCCGACACCCCAACTCCGTTCCACGTTGAGACGAGGCTCAAAATTCAAAGCTCCCAATGTGCCCGGCGCGAATCGTTGGATCACACCATGTTTCGATTCCTATTCTCGCCGCTTGCTGACAAAACCACACGTCATCGGACACCGACAGCATTCCGTCGCGGTCGAAGTCCAACGCGAACCAAGGCCGCGGCATGTGTGCGAGGGCTTGCGTCGTTACCAGTTTCACCCCGGAGCCGATCGCATGACAGGCAAACAACGACTCAGGGAGCCGATCAGGACTGTAGACCAGCCCATCCCGTTTCATCTTGACGACCGTGTGCCGAGGAAACGCCCGATAGTTGTACGCTGCGCCGACGATATCTTTCTTGTGCTCCAAGATGCGTGTGAGCGTATCACCGGGGAAACTCATGTCGGCATCGACCAGGAAAAGATGCGTATACCCGC